CGGTATCGTGTGCGATAAACTCGCCGTTTGAATCTTTGGTTACAAGATAACCAGGCATTACAGTTTCTCCTGACTTGATTTTGGCTTCTTCTTGGCTTGGGCAAACTTTACCGACCGCCGCAGAGAAGATTACATTTTTACCGACAGCCATACTATTTGCTCCAGTCGTCTAGGTTGGTTGAAAATGCAGAATCTTTTGATTGATTCGGCTTGAACTCTGGTACGCCAAATTCAGCTTCTTGTTCTGAATTTGCTTTGATAGATGCGTTTTTCTCCATATCTTCGTCAGACATGTTAGCAATCGCCTCTTCGTCATAGCCATTGCTCTTTAATTTATCAAGCAATGCCTTTTTCTTTTCTTCGTCCATCGCGTTAAACTTAGCCTCGAAAGACTCTAGTTTTTCAGTGACGGGCTTTAACGCCTCAGTCAAGGCGTTACCAATCAGTTCATCGTGATTGATTTCTGTCTTGATTTCTTCGTTTACTTGCATAGCTTCGAGATGATCTAGCAAAATAGCATCGCTTGCATCCTCCGCTACATCTACTTTGTTGGCCTTTAAAAAGCCTGTTAGCATATCTCGTAAAGCCATGTTAGCTCCAGTTAGTTTGTTATCGTCTTGCATATGATAACTGGTCTGACCAGTGTTTGCAATATCTGAACAGTTAACGCGCATTACATGCGTTTGCTCACCCTGGTTAACCAGCATACCAACGCCGTCAAAAGGAGTGGCCGCGCCTTCTTCATCTAATAATATAGCGTCATGGTCCCACACTAGGCCGCGTGCAATCGTTTGATACTCTTTGCCGCTTTCACTAACGCGCATTTGTGGCAATTGTTGCGGCTTGATAAATACGCCTGTACTTGTGTGAATCGGATCTTCTGTCAGTCCGTCCATGATATCGCGTAGAATTCTGATTAGTCGCTTGCCTTGATCGGTACGTGATGCGACATTGACATTCACGCGCTTTTCAACATAGATACGCCCGTCATGCCTCTCAACTCGACCATTAAACACGCCATGCATAAATCTATTCACACCGATCTCACTTGACGCGCTCACATAGTTTCCTTCGCTGTCATGCGGATGACCGATTGGCGCGGGCGTACCTTCCAAGCCTCGATAGCTTGTTTCGATTTCTTCTTTGGGATACAAAACGCCATTCATAACAATATCATCGGGCATCGTATACGATGGTATGATTATTATCTCGTCGTTTTTATCGTCGTGTTCAATGCGTATTTTCGACGTATTAACCGCGTTGATCACCTGTATATATTCAGTTGTCATTTCTGCGCTCACTGGTTGGACCACTTACATAGTTTAATTGTACTATATTAAGCGCTCAATTAACAAATAAGGGTTAGATATGAGAAAAACAAAAATAGGATTTATCCACGAAGTCGCTAAGTTTATATCGGACATAACAGGACTTCCATCAAATGAGATATCGCGTAATTACCTTGCCGAAATTGAAGGACCAGGGCACCATATGTATTTCTTTTATCAAGGCGATAAAGTAAGAATGGGTATCACTAATCATGGCGGGCATTACTTTGCAGAGATAAACTAACCGCCCGCCCACGCTTTACGCTGCTTTTCTAGTTTTTCGATCAAGCCTCGACTACGGGGCTTTCCATCTTTGCCGATCACCGTTTCATTGATTGAACACAAGCAATTGATCCGGTTTGCACCTTCTGACCACCACTCATTCTGTTCTTCAACCGTGTATATCTTGCCGTGTCTTTGCGCGTGCTCGAACCTAGTCGTTAGCGTTAAGCTGGACCTATGGATCAGCTTAACAGTAATATCCAGGTTACTAGCTACGACTTGCGAGGCTTTCGCCCTTGCTACCGTATAAGCTCTGTTTATCTCAGTACGCGCTATCCGTTCGGCCCTTGAGCTTGCCACATTGAACCGCTTGGTTATCCTGCTTTTTGCCTTTCTTGCTGATTCGCCAAGCATGACAGACTCAGATAATACCCGAGCAAGGTCCGTCGCAGTGTCCCCGCTAAACCCTGACATCTCGTTAAACACGCGCCCGTAAATGTTTCCGATCACATCACGATATTGGGGCTGTAAAAATATTGACTGGACTGTCACCGCATCAAGTTGCGCAGTGCTAACCATGCCTTGCGATAATAGCTTTATATTGTTGACTGAATCCGCAACCGCTGGGGTTACAGCGTTATCAATATAAGTATTAAAAAACCACCTAGCGGGCCTTTCTGGTGTCTGCGTTTGAAACCAGTAGTCAATTATTTGGCGTATTCTAATATCAACTTGCGATTGACGTTCCGGTGACATTTCCCAAACATACGTATTACGATTGGCTTTCAATGAGTTCTGCACGCTTAAACGTACGGGTATCGAGTCAACCAGCGCTTTAACCTGACCCATTGCGCCGCGTAATCTCTTGTTTAGATTCTCGGTCGCTCTGCGCCTATTGCCCGCTTGCTTGGATGGATCAACCGTGACACTTTGACGCTTATTCGTCTGTAAGTTCTGGCACATCTGTAAACTCCATTTCGTCGTCCCAATCGCCTAAGCTATCAACTATTTCATCGCCTGCGCTTTCTCTGATCTCGTTCTCAATGAATACGCGCTTGCCGCCCGACTCCACGCTGATTTTATTTATCTCTGCGCGCTTCTTGGCGTTGTCTAGTCGCTTTTCTTCGCTTGGCGCTGTCAAGTCATCCCAGCAAACTTTTATACCCGATGGAGGCTGTAGGTCAACTGTGTGCAAGCCCAGCCAGTTTAAATACAGCTTAACCCATCGAGTGTTTACATTCTCACGCCTTGCTTGCATTTCTGAGCGATAGCCGGCCGTATCTTCATCAGCCGCTTTGACACCCGTTTGTGTACCAACTAGCAACTTAGACGGTATATCCATTGACGCCGCGTATTCTTCCAGAAACATCTGTCTAAATCCGTCAGGGTTTGGCATGGTGCCAGTGTTTAGCCCTTTCATTTCGTAGTTACCTACGGACGGGATCGCGTCAAAGCCTGCAAACATCTTGGCAATCATATCGCCTAGCGCGTCGAGTTCTTCTGACGAGTAATCTTGGCCGCCAGTATCGCCAGTTGCCTGCAAAACAAACCTTTGCGCCGCTTGTCGCCAAAAGCCTTCACCACCTGAGCCGCTTACCTTTTGCCAGTTTAGCAAGGCATTGAATCCGCCCTCGTTACACGGTATGCCGTAAATCTCAGAACCTAGCGCGTCTTCTGTCAGAATGATTAGCCTAGTCCAGTGGATCTCACCCGCGTCAGTGGTGCGCTCGTTTCGATTGCCCACGTTGCCCGATTGCAATGTATATGTGACTGGCAAGTCATAGCGCGGATTGTTCTTTCTTTCTTCAAATGTTGCTGGCTCCAACTGGCCTTCAAACAATGGCTGTATCTTTACAATCTGGTCAGCTCTGATAGTGTCGACTGGTTCGTGTCTTTGCTTCCCGTCTGCAACTGTTAACAGCAACGCACCATAGCGCCCGACTCGCTGGCACAAATCGCCATCTCTAAAGTTCGCCCACAAGTCAAGTCTATCCGCGTGTTCGTCAAAAGCCTTAGTAAATGGTGTGTCTTGCTTCTCGTCGCCCTCTTGTATCCACGGGTTAGTTAGCCAACAATAGTTAACAGGTAAAGACGCGCCACGTTTAGCAAGTCCGTTACGCCTCCACATATTCCAGTGCATAAAGAATTCTATTTGTTCGGGATAACCGAAGTCTTGCCACAACTTAGCGTGCTTAGTGTCTGCCAAATTATCGCCACCTGTAAAGCCATAAGGCGAGCGACCAAACAAGTCGGAATTTGCCATAAATGACCTGGCTTGATTAATGATAGGCCAGTGCTTGGCTGATACGTGCGGTTTATTTTGTGGCATTAGTTTTACCTATTCTTGTTTGTTTCGTTAGCGGCTGTGATGGTCATTAGTTAATCTTCACCATCCCAATCTGCGATATTTCAATTGTTGCACCAGACGTTGACACGCCACTATCTTGTGCTGCGCTAAAGTATGGTCTAACAGAAGTTACGCCTGTAGGTATTGTAACCTCTTGATACACATCCATTTCGTTTAAACTTGCCCCGCTTGCAGTTGCCGCTGCGCCGTTTGCCGCACCTCCCTTTATTGAAAACAGCATTTCACCCGCTGCATTCCCGCCCTGCAATCCAATCCCAAAAGCCTCTTCTGGCGCTTTCGCTGTAAACTTAACTCTCGCAAAAAAGCCGTATTTTTCGCCAGCTACTACGCTTTTGGATGGCCCTGTTGTATCTGTGAACCCGCCTGATGTACCAGCGTATGAATCAACAGTTACTTTTAGCTGGTTTCCGTATTCTGCAACCCCGCCAATCTCAACCAATCGGGATGTAACCATACTTGTTTCAAACCGGATAGGCCAGCCAGCAGTACTCGGAAATAGCCCCGTATCAAACAAGTCGTATTCATCACCGAGAAGATCTGAGTCATACGGTGCTGAAACTGCGTTGTTTGTGTTGTCAATTATTGTTGGCGTACCAAGTCTAGCGCCTAAAATCGGATTAAGAGTGTCAGATATCGCTTGTGCTATAGCTTCGCAAGCCTCGGCTCCTGGGTGTAGTCCAGTTGGGTCTTTTGCGTCATTAACAAAATCATACCCAGTCTTCCAGCCGCCCGTTTCGTTTACGCATGGGGTGTATATGTCGATATATACTAATCCCATCCTTTCAGCTTCTTGCTTTATAGCCAGATTCCATGCGGGGACCATAGCCGCTCTTGCTGAGTCATCTTCTCTAGGTAGTAAGCTTAATACTACAGGGATAATCCCGTTTTGAATTAGTCTAGTCCAAATCATGCGCCGACCCTGTAGCATGTAACCCAAAGACAAATCAGCAAGCAAATCATTTGTACCAGACATTTCAAAAACCATATCTGGTGAAGTTGCTAACACGCCGTCAGGAATTGCAGTTGCATCACTAGGGCCAACATTTAGCGTATTTGTTGCGTCCTTCATTTCTGTATATATTTGGTCTGTTCTTCGCCCTGAGTAACCTTCCGCCGCGTAAATATTAGCCCACGCTTTACGGCCCATCTTCGCGCAAGCTCTTAAAATCCAGCTACGTCCAACCCAACCCTTTTCTGTACCCATGCCAGCACTGAAATTGTTTGCGTAGTTATTCTGCGTGATTGAATCACCCAAAGCGCCAAAAACGATAGGTCTATTTGGGAGGCTTGCCGCAAACGAAAATTTATTTTTAGCTATATTAGAAACATCAGATGATAAAGCGCCCCCAATAAGAACGTTTACAGTTTCACTAGCGCCCCCATCTCCATTGGGATGCACGTTAGCCCACCCATCGGATGCGTTAACGGTAACGATAGTTTCACAATCGTCGCTGCATGGGAAGCCATCAAAGTAGCCAACCGCTAGTATTTCATCTAGGGTTTCACTATCTGATTCGTAGTAGTAAGACTCTTGGATTCCCTTTAACTGTGAGGGAGTGGTTCTAGTAAGTTTAAATTCGTTGTATGGCATTTGGTCGGACCTGTTCAGATTAATATTGACATGATACCGCTTTATCGTGTTATCGTCCAGAAGGTAGGACTATGCCGCGAGTGCTGTTCGTGTGCGGCGATAAGAATACGTGATCCAGAGCGTCGATCATATTGTCCGTTTGGTCATCGTGTTTGTGTGAGTCATCAGCGCTAAAGGCTGCGACCTCACTGACAAATTCGTAGTTGGTTGGATCGTTCAGTGCTAGTGCAACCTTTCCAGATGCGTGATGCCCTGCAACGTCCATAGCCCTAGTCAGCTTGTCAGTGTTTCTTTGCAGTGGCTTGATCCATACGGGCGACAGGCTTTTTACCTCTTGTATTAATCCAGTCCCGCTGGATTTATCCTCAACAATTGCGTGCCTAAGCTTACTCATGCCCACCTTATTCTGATTGAAGCAATGATTTATGAAATTCATAAATACGCGCCTCAAGTCCTTGGCTTCGACCTTTCCTCGGTATTGATCAAGCTTGTATATTCGCCCTTTATAGACACCCCAATGAACAAATACCGTCCAGTCGTTCCATGTATTTGTTTTCTGCGCTGTATCCGCTGTGATGAATCGGTATTCAAAATTATCAGGCTTGGGTATGTCTGCGCCTTGGTCAACATCCCCATAATAAACAAAATCAGACTCACTGAATACACCCCCATCAAGTGACTCAGGGTCTTGCATGTATTGGCTTGTGAACGTGTACGGGTTGGCGTCCCTTAATGCTACAAGGTCTTTTATACTTTCCTTTGCGGGCCAGTATGACCACTTTTCGTCAATCGGGTCTGTTACACAAACGTCGCGGCGGCACCTGTCTTGCAGCTCTTTTGTTGGTAGACCTTTTATGTATTCTTCGTCTATAAGTGCGGGTATTTTTATGTGAGTATCAATTGACAACCCCATACCGCCTGATAGCAGAAATGATGTAGAATCCGCAATGTGCCCTCTCTGCTGAATAAAACAGAAGGGAGTTGTTGTTAGCGCCCTTCTTGATCTTAACGTGTTAGTAAGCCTGATATGTGACTTGTTGCGCTTTGCTTCGCTGAACAAGTCATCCATCTTGTCCCAATCATCCGCAGTCATATACCCGCTGAACCCGTCAGACATGTATCCGCCGCGAACGCCCGTTATTTGGCCGCCTGACGATCGACTGAACATTTGATGCAATCGCTTGCCGTTCCTTTCAATGGTCCAATCGTCAACCTTGTCTTTGCCGATAGCCATATCATACATATCGCCGAATTCTGACGACTTGATCAAATCCCTCGACCTTGCGCTGTTCTCGTTAACTAGGTCTTTTGAGTATGACGTGTTAAGTATCCTTACTCGGTCATACATAGCCATGCAATATACCGGCAAATGTATCGACCAGAACTCAGTTTTTGAACCGCCTGGAGGGATGTTTATTACATTATTTTGCGACTCACCCTTGAGCATTCTTTGAGCTGCCCAATCGTAATAATGATGATGCCAGTTTGATTTAAAGGAGTCCATTTGAGAAATGTTGAACCATAACGAAGTAAATGCTAGCGGCGAAGTTTCCCCCGCCGCTTTTAGCGCTAGCTTTTCGTCATAACTGAGTGAGTCCCAATTAATAGGCTTTATAGCCATATCAATCTGTCAACTTATCAGCCAATGTTTGCGCAACCTTGCTATCAACGACAATCGGCGCTCTACTGCCATCGCTCGACGTTGTATCGACTGACGAGCGATCAACAATACCATCTTGGCCAAGTAATAGCTTAACGATCTGCCCGTCATAGGTTCGGTCAAGTCCACGGTTGATAAGCTTAGTGTGATAAACATCTTTGAGCAACCCGCGAAATTTAACATAGTCCTCTTGATGGTCCATGTCGTCGCGCTTTGCCCAGTTTAGCAACGTGCGGTAAGTGACCCCAATATACGTTGCTAGCCCCTGCAAAGTGGGGATCACCTCGTCAGTTTCGTTGTCGTTATCGGGATGAAAGTTATCAAGGTACTCATAGCATTTAGCTATAGCCGACTCGTTTAGCTTTGTGTTCGCTATCTTGCAGTAATAGCTGCCTGGTTTCTTTTCCATCATCACGCCTCAATATCAAGATCTTGATTGATTGACATATCTTCACCCCAAATAAATAATTCGTTTACGCTTCTTGTGCGTGTACCTAACCCACTTAACGCCTTTACTGCGCAAGTGATCAAACAACTCATTACGCATCGAGCGGTTAAACTTTACCAGACCCGCGACCATACACTCATCGTCATAATATGATAAGTGTGTGAATGAATCATACGTACTACATTGCTCGTCCTCATTGAATCTGTAAATCTCAGTAGCAGAAGAAGCGCCCATACCCACATGATACCATGAAAACAGGCAAAAAAAAGCCAGCACGTTAATGCTGGCAAAGGCCCACGGGATTTACAAACGGCGCTAACTGTCTGAACCTCGTTGGTTTTGGGCTAAAATGTTAATGCGCGGCCGCAAATGTGCAACCCTAAACGCATTCAACTGATGACTTGCGGGCGGATTTGAACCTGCCACTCTAACTCTTATTTGGACCACCACGCCGATTAAACCCGGCACAGGGAATCGAACCCTGTTAGTGCACCTCGCACAAGTCATCATGTGAATACGCACTCCTTACGGGAGTGAATCGACCTCAACAACATCGGTATAATAATCGTCTGACAAGCCCAGTAAAATCTGGGACTCAAAATCATAAGCCTGGCGCTTTAACATTTCGTCAAACGTTATAACACACAATTTGCTATACGAACTAAAAATTTTAACTTGATACATAATCAATCCCTAATAAAAATCAACATAGTTAACAACAATAACATACATCACCAGGCACACAATGCCTAGTACAGTGTTACGATTGCGCGGCTTGTCTATGTCCGTCGCTCGTCTGTTT